TTGTTTTAGATTACAGACACATGATCATACCTGCGCAGGTTCCTGCACTGGTAGTACCATCATCTGCCTCAAGAGCAACGCCGAATTTCTGACCTGCTGTGATGACGACTGTAGATGCTGACGTAGCAGTATCTGCACGTCCATCAACTGTGGCGTGAGGTACGAGAATATCTCCCGCAGCCACACCACCATCAGTCTTGATCGCCGAATGTCGACCGGAGACTTGGATCCATCCGTAGTAAGCATCGGTAATTGTTCCGATGGCGACACCCGCAACTATCCTCCCGATGGAAGCTCCACCTGAACGATCATTTGACACTTCGTAACCCGTAGTGTCAGAGTATTCAACGCTATCGCCATTGGCTAAAGCGGCATCTTCTACGAGGATATACCTGTAGGCTTTACCACCTTCCCAACGGACGCGACCGAGCTCTTCCTTAGCGGTAGCATCGTTCGCGGTTAATTTTGTCGCTGGTAGTTGTTTCATTTTTTCATTTCACCTTCTTTCTGTGTTTAGTTTATTAAGCCGTCAATTAAAAGGTTAATTCCTTAAAACGGACGTACGCATAAGCGTCAAGAGTTGCATCTGTGGCATCCAGAGTGAAGATAATAGAGCCACCTTTTGGAACTGTGGTAGGAGTGGTCACTAAGAGAGTCTGTCCTGTGACCAAAGCACCTGAATCAACAAGCTCATTGTTGGCAACGGTACCAGTGGTACCAGAGCTAATGACTCCAGCGTTGAGATACTTACTAGCAGCCGCAGTTGTGACGTTGGCGATAATAAGGTCAACGAGGATTTCGTGACTTGTCGGATTCTTAAAAAGACCTGCCGCAGTAACAGAAGAAGCCAACTTGATTGGCTCAGACCATTTACCTGCCTCGGGATCGATATTTCTAGATTTAATCATATTCTTTTCTTTATAGTTTTCCCTCTTTCGAGATACTCGGTTCTAATAGGGGGGTTTAGTTAAAGCCCAACCCCCCACAATGGCGACTCATTAGTCGGTAAGACCAGTGAGTTTGTTCTGTCTTCGACAGTTCGAGGAAACGAGGTTACCCATCCAAAGGATCTGTTTCACGAAAGCGTCCTGGTCAACAGGTCTCATCTCTTGTGTAACAGTGAACTTGGCGTCTTTGTGGACACGGAAGCCTAGGTAATCTGTGTTGAGGAAGTACATAACACCTGCATTACAAACCTCGTCGTAGACCATTTGAGCGCCCTTAAACTTCAAGTTCTCGAAACCTGCATCAGCCAATTTGTTGTCGGCGAAACGCATATCGGGTTGAAGTTTAGCCTCATAAGCCTCGTACTCGTCCTGATCGGTGATGATCAAACTTGGGTGGTCTTTACCATATCCCTTTGAAGCATCATTGTAAGCGGTTCTCATGACATCGATAGTAAGAGGGCCAGTGACGGCGGTCTCACCAGCTGCCCACCAAGAGTTGGCAGCACGTGCGATGTTTCCATAAGTTCCAGCGGAGTCGACTGCTAACACTAAACCAGTAAGGTCTTTACTGGAGTTACCTGTACCGTCGGTAAAGACGTCTCCGTTCATGGACTCAATCAAGGACATTTCTGCCTGCATGATTTTTCCTTCAATAAGATTTAAAACAGCGGCTTCGCCAGTGTTTTGTCTCTTTTCTTTACCACTAACAGATACGGACACGCTGTACTGTTTCCAGTCGAACTCAGCGTTGGTCATTCCTTCTTGAGGGTCGGTGTCTAAGACATCGTAGCCATCATAGGAACCGGCAGTAGAGTTTGAAGCATACAAGAGAGGTTCGACAATTTGTCGCCCACCATCTAGTTCTTTATAACCCTTGCCGTTAGCTTTACGCATATCCTCAGTTCCTGCGAGCAGGTAAAAGAGAGCATTGCTTTGGAAAATGTTGTCGACGAGTTGTTTGTCGGCGTATTTCACCAAAGTGGTAGTAGCTAGTGTGTCAAAATTTGTATTTCCCATTTTGATTTAAAACTTAATAATTACTGTCCTTTTGCGGCTATCTCGGCTTTTGCAGCTAAGAAAGCTTCACGAACAGACGTGATCTTTGGTTGTGCTACCGTCCTTGCGGGCGATCCACTCGTTTCAAGGTTACCGTTTTTGATCATTTCGGTATCCTTTTTCAGCCTTTCTTCAGCAGTCTTCTCACCCTTCTGCATGATGGATTTCACTAAACGAATTGCTTCGTCAGGTTCAACACCATTTTCGATTTTAGTGGCTACCAATTCTAGGACTTCAGGGTCATTAAGAATCGGATTGTCCTTAACAAGCTGTGCAGCTTGTGTAGTGACAGCACTATCAGCAGCGGTTTGAGTACTGTTTACGTACTTCTGAACTGCCCATTGTTTGTCGGCTGGCATATCTGCTAGTCCAATTTGTCCGTTCTCCCATAAGGCGGCGAGATCTTGAGTTGACATCTTCGACAGGTCAGGTGCGCCATCGGCATCCTGGGTTTCAATGTACCTTTGGGCGGCATCCCAAAGTTCGGCTTTCTTTTGAGCAGCTTCAAATAATGAGGCTCTCTTTTCGACTTCTTTATAGTTACCTAGTTTTGACTCAAGTTCGGTATAGGCTTTGGCGAGCAGTGCTGGTGCTTGCTTTGGATCCCAGCCCTTCTTGGTGGCTAAGGCTATAATTGGGTCGTCGGTGATGCTGTCACCGGGTTTTTCTTGTCCTTCGTCTTTGGGTGGTGTGATTGTCTCTGGTGTACTCTCTGGGGTTTCAGGAGTTACTTCGGTACTAACAGGGGTCACTTTCTCGACTGGGGGGATTATTTCTTCTGGCATAATTTTTGGGCCACTTGCGTGGTTATCCTATTATTGATAATGTACTAGGCCAAGCGCTTACCTAAAGTATGCGCAGGCTTTCGTTCAAAGATGCCATCCTCAGTTTGGATGTGCATATTCGCACGGAAACCTACGAATATAAACGGACACTTGTTGCACTCATGCAATACATTGAATTGATGATGATCGGTACAGAAGTTGATAGGCTTCTCTCGGGTGTACATAGTTTTTGCACCCCTCTCATCTTCAACCCACTGATTTAAAGGTACTTCTTGCTTACCGTCGTTTGATTTGACTTTTTCTGGTTCCATATTGGATACAAAAAAGCCCGCCTTTACGACGAGCAAGTTGATTATTCCTCAGTTTCAATTATACTACACCCTTATTTGCGTTCACAACTCCATTATTGTTCGTGGGAATAGCGCCCATTGCCGGAGTGGCGACAGGTACTTGAGGTTGAGGATTACTGTTGACCAAGCGATCAGGGTTATTCTCTCCACCGTTTTGGAAGTAGGTGCGCCATAGTTCGGCACGGTTGACAGTAGCATCAGCGCCGGACAACTCAAGAGCCTTGAGAGTCTGTGCTTGCTGTACAGCTTTTTGATTTCTGTTTGAGGATTGAGATACGATATAGAGTTCAAAACCATTCTTAATCTCTTTACGAGTATAGGTGGTGTAAACCGTGCGACCATCAGGAGAGATGGTAAAGTTCTCATACTCGTCGATGGGAGGATCCATAGGCTCAACAGGAATAGCCATACCATTCGCATCAACCTGAGGAGTCTTCATCGCTATTTGATTGTTCTTGTAAACATCAGAGGCAACCTGAAATAGTTTCTTTTTGTTGCGAATCATTTCGACAATGTCAGATCCGACAATCTTTACATCAACACCGCCAGAGGTAGGTGCGTATTGCTGTTCAAGCTGAAGAAGCATAGTAAGCAACTCTTCCTGTCCTCTTTCAAGTAAGCGAACCATACGAGAAGTCTTGGTATCAGCCCCCTGTGAGGCAATCTCCTGCCCCGTAGCGGTTCCTACCTGCTTTAAGGCAGATTGACCGTAAGTAACTGATGAAAGGAACTGGAACAGGTTCTCGACAGCCGATGCTTTTTCAAAGATAGAGGAGTCAAGCTGTGGAGGTGTAAGAGGTCTAAAAGAATTAGGTAACGACTCGTTGACAACCAAACCAATATCCGGGTCGAGTAAAGCCGCCTCATCAATCTTCGTTCCTTTAGTTTTAGCCCATTTGGGGTTGACCATTCTTCTGATATAGGTACGAATGCGGTTCATGTGCTCGTTGTACTCCTGATCAAGATCGAGAACAGAGTCAAGTGCACCCATAGCTTTTGCTTTGAAGAATTTGCGGAAGTTTAGGAGATAGATATAAGGTTTCTTTGCGTGATCGTAGGGATATGTCCTCTCAAGAACCTTGTGTTTTTTGGTGAACAAACACTCGTAAAGTGAGTAGTATTTGCCGTCTTTTTGGTAAACACCATAATAAGCATAGAGTCTGACACGTTTTCTATCGTCACTGGTTTCACTCCCATCAGCAGATTTGGTTTCTTTTGAGATGTCGTCGTCTTCAACAATGTACTCTTTCTCTTCATCATCAAGTTTCAAATCAGGGTAGTGTTCTTCAAGGTACTCAGGGGTCTTGACCATTTCTTCAATGACATAAGGACATTCCTCACCTAGGATAGGCCCGGTGTAACGAGTCTCAGGAGATACCCACACCTTGCGCGGATCGACAACAGTAACGAATGACTCATTTTTAGTGACAACCTCGCTCTTAGCCTTTATAGCAGTTTTGCCATCAACACCTTTAGCTTCTTTCTCAACCTCTCCAACCTCAGTCCTACGACCAACTTTATACACAGCCTTGCCAGTAACGATAAATGACTGTACAAACTCATACTTCAAATCATCAAGGAATAGTTTACGTTTTTGCTGGTCGATAATGCCTCTCCAATAGACTGTTTTTAGGAAGTCATTGTTATCATCAGAGGTGATGACTACCTGAGGGGGAGTAGAGGTAAGAACTGACTGAAAGTTATCGTAAGCGCCGAACAAGAGAGGATATTTAATCTTCTGAACAGTAGTCTGATCACCAGATACCACATCGCGTTGAAGTTCAATAGCTTTGACCACTCTCTTCCACTGCTCTCTTTCGTTTTTCTCAAAATCCTGTGCCGCAGTAAGCCTAGCATTTAAAACCTCAATAGAGGTAGTTGCCTTCAGCTCCTCTTTGTCTTCAGTCTTAGGTTCAGTTTTGGGTTTATAGGTTTTCATACAAAAATACCGACATTAGTGCCGGCGATTGATTACTGCTGTCTAAGTATATCATTATTCAGATAATTCTTTAATCTTTGAATCGAAATTATTCAGGTCAAACGAGGGTTTTATGTACAGCCCGTTCATGTCTTTGATTCTGCCGTCTTTCAAGTGTACCTCAAACGATCCATGCCCTCCAAAGGAATTGATGATTTTAATCGCCCGATAAATGCGATAGAGATCAGGATTGATCTTCTGCAATAGAGCCTCTTCGTTACTGAAAGTGGTGACTTTAAACTCTACTTTTGTGGCAGTTTCTGTCATAGGGTATCAATTTGCTTCATTATACGCTGATTTCTCATTCTCTTTAAGTGTTCTGCAAAGGTGCCACGAGTATCCTCTGGTTTCTTTTTCTTTGGTATCTCTGGCTCGGCATCGATGTCATGGTTGACAGCAAGATACTCAGTACAGGTACGATGATGGGAAGTCCAATCGTGAATGGGGAGATTGACGGCAGAGGTAGCCTGAGAGTTTTCCTGTCTCTGAGGGAAGCGAGCCTGTTCCATTGCCTCGAGCCAAACTTCGGTGCGGGGGGTCTTGTTGACCTCAACTCCCACCTGTAGCATGACCTTGGTTCTTTCTTTTCGAGAGGTAAAATCGTTTGATTCAGGTTTGGTCTCAACATAGATCCCGACAGCAGAGAGAGCCTGATAGGTAGAAGTGCCGGTAAGAATAGAGTGCTTGGCGACGTCAGGGTCGCCAAAATCGACAGGGTTCTTGAATTTCGACATAATATCAATAGCCTCAAACTCATCCTCACCGTACGATGAAGCGAATAAATCACGACACTTTTTTACAATACCATCCTCGTTGGTGAACTCCTCCACACCACACATTGGGAAGTAAAATTGAATCGGTTTGTTTTCATTGAAGTAACAATCAACAAGCCTCATTTTGTGCGCAATGGGGTTGTATTGCCAGTACTGAATAGCCACCCCATCCAATCCAAAATCCCATGATCGAAATAGCGACCACTTGGGGTTATACGGAAATACTCCCATCTTTGCCATTTTAATTTCGGGGTAAACAACACCTTTGATAGATGACTCCCAGTTAATCATGATTTCACGAGCAAAATCCTCAGCACTCCGGCGACTCTTTTGGTTAGCGAGCCATTTATCCGTTTTACGAGGGTCAAGCCAGTAAGGGAGAGTGATGACCTTAATGACCTCACCATCCTTGCCAAAACGCAATCTTTTAGCCTTTCCGGGTTTGATACCAGGAGTCGTGAGAACTATTCGGCAATCGGTAGTGTCAGCCGTAGATCCCCAAGCAGCCGCGGCATTGTCCCAAAAGGCAAACTCGTCCAGTAGAACGGCCTTAAAACGCCCTCCACGAGAGAAGTTGGAGTTAGATGACTCACCTGAGATAGCGTTACCGTTTTCAGGGTTTGAGAGCGACATATACGTCATGTGCTTCTTCATATGGAATCCTGCAGGTAGCATCAGAGGGGAGAGATGGTTGAGCATATACTCCATTTTTCCGAATAAAGACTCTTCTTTATTGGAAACCTCATTTGAATCACCCTTGGTGTTGTCGACATAAGACTCCTTGCGGGAACCCACTAAGAAGTTAGAACCGGGAACATACCGCCAAAACCAGAGTAGTACAGCAAGCACGATATAGGTAGCTCCCATTTCACGACATTTCTCGATAAAAATATCATTGCCACTCTCAATAGCCTCTTTTATCTGGTGCACAAGATCCACTTGAAAGTCAAAAACATTAAACTCCCAATGATAAGGAGGTCGTTTAGGGTCAAAGGTGTAAAGGAAGTTATCGATGAAAACAACAGGGTCAGTTTCCGCCCGCTTTATTGTCTCCTCTATCCACGCCTTTGCCTCGTTTAGTGATAATTCGTTTGAGTTGGTCATCGCTGAATACGTGATTAACGGTAATAGGATTGTCTTTGTCACCGACTAATTTTTGAGAGTCGCCGTAAGTTTCAGGTTCCAATCTCTTCAAATAGTCAAGAGCTAGTTTCCCATTATTCTCGGCGTGTTTGAGAACATATAGGCTAAGTCGGTTATTTAAGTCGGCTCTACCATTTTCTTTTGCTTTCAAAAAGTCGGTTTTCTGCCACTTGCTTAAAGGAGATTTTTCTCCGATCCATTCGTAGTAAGTCGCCCTGTGAATCTCAAACGCCATCACAGCGGCATTTTCATATGTAAGCCCCAAAGCCACTAGCTCTTGGTACCTTTTGCTTTTAGCTCTTGTATATTTTGATGCACTCATGCGTATTTACTAAACCCATAATACTTAAAATCAGATATTTCAATCCTTTTCTTCTTACATATATCGCAGGTGCCTATTTTGATCCAACCGATACCATCAGGACTTACCCTACCAAATCTCCTCCCGCATTTATCGCAGACAACATAGGCTGATTTAGATCTTTGGATAAAATCTACTGGTTCTGTCATAGGAGTACTGCCTTTCTACCAGTAAGAGTCTCCCACCTACGAATAATCACATCAACGTATTTCGGATCTAACTCGGACATATAGCACACACGGTTCGTTTGTTCGGCAGCAATAAGGGTCGATCCCGATCCGCCAAAGAGGTCAAGAACTATATCTCCTACGAGTGACGAGTTTCTGATGGCCCTTCCCACCAATTCAATCGGTTTCATGGTTGGGTGCTCCTTACTGACTCTAGGGCGGGCGATGTTCCACACGTTGCCCTGTTTGTAGCCCCCATACCACTCATGTTCAGTCCAGCCATAAAGAATGGGTGAAGAATCGATATTGCCATTATTTTCTGTAATTTTTTTTATTTCATCTTCGGACAATCCATAAGAGATAAATTCACATTGAGATTTATAGTCAGTCCTTGAAAAAGTAAAGGCATCTTTCGCCCAAATAATATAATTCTGAAAATGACCTCCATTTTGAGTGAACGCATTTGTCAGATTGTGAAGTTCATGGTCATACATACAAATGTAAAAGGCTCCTTTCGTCACAGCGATCATGTTTCCAAGAGAGTTGTATAGGAATGTGAAGAACTCCTCAGGGCTCATTTTGTCGTTCATGATCTTTTTTCTCTTAGTTTGGGTACCATCAGCGTGCATTCCGCCGGAGTAATCCACGTTATAAGGAGGGTCAGTAAATACCATGCGGGCGGTTTTTCCATCCATTAACTTCTGAACATCGCCAAAATCGGTAGCATCACCACAGATAAGTCTATGAGCACCAAGCTGATAAACATCCCCTCTTTTTGATTTAGGTTCGTCGGGTAAAGATCCGTCAAATTCGTCCTCTTTTAGATCTGGGCCATATCGACTCATCAATTCCTTTATATTCGTCATTTTTCCAAGGTCAAAACGGTAAATATCGGAGATTTCGGGTAGTTTTGAGAGATGTTCGGCTAGTTTATCCTCATCATAGGATCCCGCCCGGTCATTGTCACTTAGGGCGTACTCTGTCATGGCTTGATCCAAAGAGTCGTACTCACCGGCGCATTCTACTCCATCAATACAAGCAAAATACTTTTCTTCTCGTTGCTTAAACTCAATGGTACTAACCCATGCTTTATCCATATTGAGAGCTTTCATAGCCTCAAGGCGCATATTTCCACCGATAACAATACCATCAGAAGTAATTAACAAAGGTTTATATTGGCCCAAGCGTTGAATCTGTTTCTTTAATCTCGAAAAATCCTCTTTCAAAATGGAGCGAGGGTTGTCTGACCAAGTAGTGAGCTCGGTTAAGGCCCGGTATTCTTTCATAGGGATATTATACAGCAAAAGTTTTCTCTGCTTCGGTAACTATGTCGGTTTTTTGTGCCTTTTTATTGTGGACTTTTTCTTTCAACGATCGCATGATGGCATCCAAACTCCTTGTGTTTCTCCCCACTTTTTGGGTACCAGCGCAGACGGTACAGTTGTGATGACCAGGTTGAGCGGGTTTTGTGTGACAGGTGTAGCACAAGCCGTTTCTTTCGTATGACACACAACCGTAGTACTCCACGGTACCAGGCCAATCATCAGGCATAAGGTTGAGCATTTCCAACTGCGCCTTGCAATCCTTTCCCAAAAGGGTGATTTCGTTTAGGTCTTTTCCCTCAGTTTTCAGCTTCAAATAATCTTCTTTTAGCTCCCCAAGAACGATCTGTAATTGATTTTTGATTATGTCTTTTGTATTAGCACTCATGGTCTTGTATTGACAACTTAGTAACGAACTGTTATTATCTATATCATCTAACCTAAGGAATGAGCTGAGGGTGATAGAGAAGCCCCAGCCAGTCGCAGACTAAATGTCTAGCATCGCCTTAGGTTTTTCGTATATGGGTGGGGTCAGTGTCGAACTGACGACCTTTGTTTTTTCCCTACTCGCGTTCCGTACTCCCCTAAGGTTTCTGTATTAGCACTTCGGTACTCTGACAACGCTCTAACCTGCTGAGCTACCCTCCCAAAGCCTACACCTCGAATCACCTTGGACTCTGAGTTATATCAGGCTTCAGTGACACCAAGCATAGGTAAGTTAAATATGACATGGTTAGGTAATGATGTCAATATAAACACCGGCAATTGCTTTGTTCACCTCATATCCAAGGAATACCGGGATTAAATGATCAGCATCGTCATCTTCGATCCACCCGGCATCCACCATCATGTCGGCGACCTTCTGGCAAACATTGATGTAGTCAAAGTGGCGTTTACTGTCGCGGATAAAATAGAAACCTACCTTTAGTGGATTGCGTTTTTTACTAAACATCTTTTTGAATTCAGATTTATATGCTCCATAGATAAAGCAAGTATTGTTCTCATAACTTCTGGTCGGACGGTTACTAATAAGCATGTGTCCTGTCCACACTTTACTATTTTTCGAGCTAGGGCAATTTCCAGGGATAAATATGCCTTTCATGGTCTTAACTTTAAAAAATAACTTTCTTTGATCTCTTTGTTCCATTCGAGATATTTGTCATGACACCTAGCACGCGCCAATACCCACTGTTTTGGATCTGTAAGCTCCTCGATTGTTTGGTAGTATCGGCGTTTTTGACGATGAGCAAATCCTAAAATGTAGGTAGATCCGCAGAGCTCACAACAAGTAATCTCATGGTCAATACACCACTGCTTCATGAGTTTGTTAGCTTTGGCGTTCATTTTGGTGCGTTTACCGGGCTTGATCATTGTTTGTAATTTCTGTTATTTTTAATCATTTTACAAGCATCCTCATACTCAAATCCTGCTTTCCACATAGCTATCATACCTTTAGAGAGCCCTGTTCTTCTTGATAGATTGTAATCCTTCCTGTTCAGGGCGGCACACTTACGACAGATAGCCTTACCTGTTTGAAAGTTGGTTGATGTATCTCCACATTGTCTGCAAACCTTTGATACCGTTGTTTTATGGGAATGATACCACTCTCTTGCTTTCAACCTCTCACAAACCTTGCAGTCATATCTTCCGTGGCGAAACTCGGAGTTTTCTTTAGTCTCTTTGCACTTACGACAGGTTTTCATTGGCAAATTTCCTGTTTCGATAACTGTTTTGGATTTATAGACTCAGTAAATTGTCCTGAAGCGTCTAATTTATTCCTGTCATATTCTTTGCAGATACAGCGATTGTCGACAAACTGTCTCTCGCTTTCCCATTCCTCAGAGTCATTCTTTTGGTCTTCTTCTATTGTTGTTTGAAGGCTAATTATTTCGGCATTTTTACCCGCAATTATTCGATCATATTTATCTGTCAAAGATACAATATCGACAGGTTTGTTTTCTTGCATTACAAAAATACCATAGGTAATTGTGAGTAAGAAGTAAACAACGGAGAAAATTATTGAAAATTCTTTCATATTAAACTTTTTTGTTTCGGTTCAAAGACATCGTACTGGAAATCTGTCTCCCAATAGGGTTCTGACTTCATGACGTCTCTGATGGTTACTAATTCGGTGTCGTGATCGACAACCTGATTGCGGAAAGTCTGCACTTTGACCGGGATCTGAACTTGACCCTTGAGGAAGTCTCCACCTCTGCGAGTGAGGATCCACTGACCCTTAAGCCATAGCCCATCAACTTTGTACTTGGCAATCAAAGCATGAAAACGTAGTTTTTGGAAGTTTCCGTATTGGGAGTGAGTAAGTTTAAGATCCTTTTTGGAAACGACATTGTCTCCTTTTGCGGAAACTACCTTGTAGACTTCCACGAGAGTCCTGACAAGACCAGGGGTAAGACGGTGCCAGTATTTTCGCATTAACGAACCACAGTGGGGGCATTTTTCGTTTGTCATTTTATTATTGAATAAATTGCATTAACCATATCAACTTTATCGACTTTCAAATCTTTATCGCCAACAATTGGGATTATTAAATACCTTCCGGCAAACGACTTATTGAGGGTTTCAAGAAGTCTTTTCTTTATATTTTTTTCGGTTATCAGGTCTCGGTAATTATCGTTTATCAATCCACAAGCGGAGCACTGTATTTTTGTTTTTGGTACACTCCACACAATATCGGAATAACCCAACCGACGCTTGTGTTGTATTTTTCCAAGACTGTCAAACAACTCAACCCAAAGATGACGTCCAGATAAGGTCATTTTACAAATGGATTTTGTCATTTTTTATTTTAATTAGCTTCTGATAATTTCCCGATAGAGTAGGCACATGAGGGTTGCTTCTTGCCTGTGTTGTACTGACAAAGAGCTTCCTCGATAGTCCAGCCATTATTAAGTTTTTTTTGGAACCAGCGCATAACGGTGATTTCCTGATCGCTTTCACTATCAAAGCAAAATCCCTTTACGGGCAAATATCCAACTTCGTTTATTTTTCCTATTTTCGAGCAAGTAACAGCTAGACCCATTGTCCCATTGTTTGACTCATATCTTCTGACTAACTGATAGAGTCTCCATGATTTTGTGTCCTCTTTTCTTATCTCGTTTGCGTATACCGGCATCACTCCGACCGCTATGGGGGAGATAAGTGGCTTTGACTGCTCTTTGGCGATGTTAGCCCAAATCAATAGTCCGGCAAGAATTAGGAGGAACAGGTAGCCCCAGATGGTACTAATAGGCTGACAGGAGGCTTTCCATGTACTCTTGCGGTATTTTTTGAACCAGTTTGTTTTTTTGGCGTTTATTTTCATATTAGTTTTCTGAACAATAATCGTTAGCATCATCATCTTGTTCTTCTTCAATACGAGCGAGTTCCTCATCAGCCTGACTCAAGACTTCATTCACATAACCACAAACGCGATGAGCTTCCTCTATCTCCGCCTGTGAGTGTTTTCCGTCCGGGTAATAAGCGTGAGAGAAGTTTTCCTCTATGTATTGTTTTTCCTCTTTGGTGAGGCTAGGAGTATTTGTCATTTTTATCCTTGGTTTTAATAATGTACTTCAACATTAACATAGATAGGTAGCGGTGTCAAGTCCGTTGGTAGCCACGACTTTCGACCAAAAACACACATAGAGCCAGTGAGGCAAGGTGCCAAATGACTAGGCGTCCTCACTGGTTTTAGGTGGATTCTTAAGCCTTTCGACCACGATCTCAATAGCACGAGCCAAATCAGGTGCCGGAACCCCGTGTAAGGAAGCTAGGTATGTAATAGAGGCGTTTTCGATCTGCTCTTTTTTTTGGAGAACGATAATATCCCCCTTAAACTGCATGAGGAAGCCGAGATAGATACTTTTAATGTTTTCGTCCATTTTCTTCTTGTTTTATTGGTAAAGTCTCCTTAAAAAGATAGATTCCATCTTCTACTTTTTCAAACACCACAACACTATTGATAACAAACTTCCCTCTTGTTAAATTAAAATCAACCATTTTAGTTTCCACCACCCCGTATTCACTAGTATTTATACGAATCGACAGTTTATATGATTTCACTTTGTTTTTCTTGATTTTAATTTATGATACCCACAGACGGTGGTAATAATTTGATTGCCTAAAAAATAGATGTATTTCATTTTTCTTCCACAGACATCACAACCCTTATTTTTGTTTGCCTCCACGTACGCTTTTCCTATTTTGACAAGTGTTAGATCTCCCATTTTAGATTTTTGTTATTTTATAAAGTTGAGCCTCAGTTCTTTTCCCTTTTTTTATTTTCCATTCAAAATGAAACCGAATGCCATTACCATAGTCAACAATTATCCACTCTCTACCCATTGGTTCTACCCATAAGTATTTTTCCATCATACCTCTAAGTGCTACAAACTTTATTTTCCTTAATCCTTTTCTCATTTTGCTTTCAGTTGTTTTATACGATTCTCACCTTTTTCCAGTATTCTATCAATGTCCTCTTTGCTCGGTGCCATGACTATTTTGGGGTTAATAAGCATTTTTAACCAACAGAGCACCATCACCCTCTCTCGCTGGGTGAGTTTGGTAACTTTCTTCAAATAGAGGTAGAGCAAATTTGTCGACATATTTATTGATTGATTGGTAGGTTTTTTCATTCTCTTTTTATTCTCATAATTTTAATGAGTATTCCACCGAGAGATACCTCAAGGTCGTTCATCACTTGGGTCATCATAGAGAAAAACTCTGAAAGTATCCAACACAACGAGTGGATTGCTAACAATGGACTTACCGCTGCAATCACGAGTAACTCTTTTTTTGTATATTTCATATTGTTGGTAGAACTAATTGATTTTCGTTGATCGTTCTCTTCTGGCACAGGGTACACTTTTCGTTTGTCCACCGGCTGTACTTTCTGGTGTATCTTCTTTTGCCACGCCTCCACATTGGTAGGAGTAAATGCGTTTGAATTTTACGGTTTTCATGGTTGGAATAATTTGAGATTTTTAACTGGGTACCATCCTCTGTCGGCATATCCAAGGGTATTTTTGGGATCAAAGTCTACCAGCCACATGTAGCAATTTGGGATCGACATAAATTTTAGTTCCAACAGTATTCCAATCTCGTAAGCTCTTGGGTGTCCTTTTTTTACTTGGACTCTGTCTCCTGGTTGCCAGTTTGTTTCTTTCATTTTTCGTTTATTATTTAATAATTTCTTCCCTCCTTCTATTTTCTGTGGTTTAGTCATAGGTTAATTTCCTTTTCAATAATAACAACTACCAAGTG